TTCTTAAAGAACAACACACTGAAGATGAAATGAATGCTATTGTTTGGTATGAATATATAACAGCATTTGAAGATGGGGAAGAGCGATTTAATATTAATGCGGATCTACTATGGATATGGCGTCAATTTGGTGAAACTTATACAATAAGAAGGCAAGTGCATGAAATCACCACATCCTAAATGGACTCCTGCTAAATTTAAAGCATGGATTATTGCGTTGCTTCGGCGTGGAACTATGAGATTTCCTCCACGGAATGAAGTGTTACAAGCAGCAAGAACAGAGCGTAAAACCAATAAAGCAACAGGTAAACTAGCATGGCATTCAAAATGTAGTAAATGTAAAAAAGAATTTCCAAGTAGTAAAATAGTAGCAGACCATATAGAACCAGTGGTAGATGTAAAAACAGGATTTATAGATTGGAACACATACATTGATAGAATGTTTTGTTCTAAAGAAGGGTGGCAGGCTATATGTTCCACATGCCACGATAAAAAAAGTGCTAAAGAAAGGAAGCAAAGAAAATGATAGAATTTAAAGAAGGTAAGAAGGGTAAACTCAAAGTAGTTGATGACTTTGGAGAGGTGTTAGGTAAAATTGTATACATAGATTGGTCTGGTGAATACACATTTTTTGCAAAGAAAACTATATTTGATGTTAATGACCTACGCTATATCACTTACAAACTTGAGGCATTAAATGCGCCATCTAATAATTCCTGATTGTCAAGTAAGACCCGGAGATGATTTAAGTTTTCTTAGTTGGATTGGTAAATACATTCTTGACAAGAAGCCAGATGTTGTTATACAACTTGGTGATTTTGCTGATATGCCCTCTCTTAGTAGCTATGATGTTGGGAAGAAAAGCTATGAAGGGCGTACATACAAAGCAGATATAGATGTTGCGTATGACGCAATGTGGGAACTTTTTTCTCCTATAAAGCTTTATAACAAGAGGCAGCAACTAAATAAAAAGAAACAATATCTTCCTAAACTTGTCCTCACACTTGGCAATCACGAAGCACGCATTACTAGAGCAATAGAACTAGATAGAAAACTTGAAGGACTAATTTCTATTAGTGATTTAAAATATGAAGAATTTGGTTGGGAAGTATTTCCTTTTTTAGAACCTGTCTTTATTGATGGTATTTGTTATTGCCATTATCTTTGTTCAGGTGCTATGGGAAAACCTATAGCTGCTGCTCATTTAATTCTACAAAAAAAGCATAATAGTTGTGTGGTCGGTCATCAACAAGGAAGAGATGTTGCATATTCTCATAAAGCTGATGGTAGTCAAATTACAGCCATTATTGCTGGTAGTTGTTATTTGCATGATGAAAACTATCTAAATGTGCAGACAAACAACCATTGGCGTGGTATCATTATGCTAAATGAAGTAAATAATGGTGTATTTGATGAATGTTTTGTTTCTTTAAATTATTTAAAACGAAAATATGACAAGACAGAAACTTGTAATTAAACTAGATGATTTAAGACACATTGAACCTCTCACTGAGAAACAACATGAGGTGTTCCAAGGATGGAAGAAACATTTAGTGCATGTTTTACATGGTAGTGCTGGTACAGGTAAAACCTTCATAGCACTGTTTAAAAGTTTATGTGAGGTGTTAGGGGCTGCTAGGAAATATGATAAAATAGTTATACTTCGCAGTGCTGTTCCAGCCAGAGATATTGGAGCATTACCAGGGGATGAACAAGAGAAAACCGCTATATATGAACTCCCTTATACGGAAATGTGTTCTTCCTTGTTCAATAGGCAAGATGCTTATGAAAGACTTAAGGAGCAAGGAAAGATAAAGTTTGCAGCTACTAGCTATATCAGGGGGATTACATTTGATAATAGCATTATTCTTGTAGATGAAATACAGAATTTAAACTATCAAGAGCTTTATTCTGTAATTACCAGGGTAGGAGATAATAGTAAAATAGTATTTTGTGGTGATTTTAAACAGACAGATTTACGTGATAGTGGTTTACATAAGTTCCTTAATATACTAAAATGTGTCACAGGTGTAGCATTTTATGAATTTTCTGTAGACGACATCGTTAGGAGCAACATTGTGAAACAATTTATTATTGCAGAGGAAAAATATGAAAACAAGAACAGTTGAAATAGAAATACCTGAAAATATGGAAGTGGTTGCGATAAGGCCTACCAACTATAACTATAATATGGTTCTGGAGCTTAAGAAAAAAAAGCCGCGTCGATTTGTGTTTGAGGAAGTTATAGGTAAAACAAAAGTTAGTGCAGGTGACTATTGGATGAATACTTCAGGTGAAGTTATTATGGCTTCAGGTGAATACCCAATTGGTTATGGCAATATCCCTTTAAGGGTGATAAAAGAATGATGTGCTATAAAGATATGACTTTCTGTTCACAATACAACTTAAAGTTGTGTATTAATCATGAATGTCCTCGTGCTTTAACAGAGACAGAAAAGATATTAGCTAGAGATTGGTGGGGAGGGGAAGGTTTCCCATATAGTATTGGTGATATGAAATCTGATATTTGTGGATTTATACTGGGAGAAGAAGAATGAGTTTTAAGAGTGATATTGATATGACTGACATTGAACATTTATACCAAGAAGCAGCAACTAAAGAAGAACTTTTAGAAGTTAAAATCAATAGAGTGTTGAAATGGAGTAATGATAGGAATATTATTGGTGGAAGCAGCTTACTTGCCCAATATGCTAAGTGTCAAAGTGAGATGGGTGAACTAGCAGATGCTATATTAAAAGGAAATAAAGATGAATTTGAAGATGCTATGGGTGATGCTATAGTGGTTCTTATAAATCTTTGTGCTATAGCAAATACGTCTGTCGGCACTTGTTTAGACAAAGCTTGGGAACAGATTAAAGATAGAAAAGGTGTTATGTTTCAAGGAGCTTTTATAAAGGAAAGTGATGAAAACTACTCTCGCATCAAAAACATTGTCTCAACGCAGAAGGCTAATCTGGAGGTGGCTAAATGATTCAAACTCCAACAAAGAGCTATCTCACCCTATACAAAGAACCCATAGAGTTTCGGGATACACAACTAAAAGTATTTTGGACAGCAGACGAAATAAATCTTGAGAAAGATGTACATGATATACTAACAAATTGTACAGAAGCAGAAAAGCATGGTATATTTACAACATTGAAGCTTTTTACTCACTATGAAATGTCAGCAGGTGAGGAATATTGGACTGGTAGATTTATGAAGATGTTTCCTAGACATGAATTTACCTCAATGGCTTCAGTATTTGGCATGTTTGAACTAGCTGTTCATGCCCCTTTTTATAACAAAATTAACGTATTATTAAACGCACATGATGACAGTTTCTATACAAATTATGTATCCAACCCTGTGTTACGGGAACGGATGGAATTTATTAACAACATTATATCTTCCGATGACGACTTGCTTAGTATAGCTGGTTTCTCTTTAGTGGAAGGTGTAATACTTTATTCTAATTTTGCTTTTTTAAAGCACTTCCAAAGCCTAGGAAAGAACAAGCTGCTTAATGTAGTTAGAGGTATTAATTTCTCTGTTAGAGATGAAAACATACATGCTATGGCAGGAGCTTGGTGTTTTAACGCATTAAAAGAAGAGCTACAACTTTCACCTTGGCAAAAAGAAAAACTAGAGAAAAAACTAATTCATCTTGTCTCTAGGTTGTATGACCATGAATGTGCTATCATAGACATGATTTTTGAGAAAGGGGATATTGAAGGAATTAATGCTACTCAACTTAAGCTCTTTGTTGTTAGTAGAATAAACGTATGTTTAGAACATTTAGGTATGCCCCCCTGGATAGAATTTTCAGAAGAAAACCCAATAGCAGATTGGTTCTACAAAGGAATTAATAACTACCACATGAATGACTTCTTCAGTGGTGCTGGCAGAGAGTATGTTAGAGATTGGAAAGAACAGGAGTTTGTATGGTAAAACCCATATTATATACAATTTTTAGCTTTATACTTTTAGTAATTTTATATAACATTTTTACAAGTATTAAATATTTACTATGAACAAATATTCTGAAGAAAGAAAGAGATTACAAGAGCAGGGAGAAATTCCTGCTTTTTTTACCACTCAAGGATACCAACTCTTTATGGAGAAATATCTTTGGGCAGACAGTGTTAAAAAGCAATATGAGACAATTGCTAAAACAGCATCTCAATATGTAGAAAAGGAGTTTCCTGATGCGTATACAGAATTTTTTAATCTACTTTGGAATGGCTGGCTTAGCCCCTCTACTCCTATTCTGGCTAATATGGGCACTACTCGTGGGCTTCCTGTTTCTTGTAGTGGTGGGTATATTGCGGATAGTATTGATGGTTTTTATACTGCTCGCAGAGAAACGGCAATATTGACAAAGTATGGGTTTGGTACGAGTGGATTTTTAGGAGATATTCGTGGACGAGGTAGTAAAATTTCTGTTGGTGGTCGTGCTAGTGGTGTGCTTCCTGTGTTTAAAGGTTTTGTACGGGATATGCAAGAAGTATCACAAGGAGCAACTAGAAGGGGAGCTTGGGCAGGGTATCTATCTATTGAACATAGCGATTTTGACGAGCTTTGTGATTTTCTTCATCATTATCCAGATGACCTCAATGTCGGGTGGAATGTATCAGATGCCTTCATCTCCAAGCTTGAAAATGGTGATGCTGAAGCATTAAGACGTTATAAAAAAGCATTAAAAACAAAAATGGTGACAGGCAAAGGGTATTTCTTCTTTGTTGATAAAGTGAACAGACAACGGCCTTTAAGCTATGAGGCTTATGGTTTAGATGTTAAAGCCTCCAATCTTTGTACTGAAATAACATTACATTCTAGTGAAGAATATACATATACATGTGTTCTTTCTTCTATGAATGTTGCTAAGTATGACGAATGGAAAGACACTGATGCTGTTCGTTGGGCTACTATATTTCTTGATTGTGTAGCAGAAGATTTTATACAGAAAGCTAAGAATATTCCAGGTCTTGAAAAAGCTGTAGCATTTACAGAGAAAGGTAGGGCATTAGGATTGGGGCAATGTGGCCTTCACACCTACTTACAAAGTAAAGGGATACCATTTGATAGTTTAGCAGCCCAATGGGAAAGTAATAACATTGCAGATACTATATTTAATTGGGCAAATGAAACTTCCTATGAAATGGGAGAGAAACTTGGACGTACAGAGTGGGGTTGGGATGGTAGAAACACTCATCTTATTGCTATTGCTCCCACCAAGTCTACATCATTAATCATGGGTGGTATTAGTGAAGGGATAAATCCAGATCCAGCTATGGTGTTTACACAGAACACAGCAGGAGGTGAAGTGGAGAGAATAACCCCTATATTCCTTCAATTGATGAAAGACAAGGGGGTTTATGATAGCAAGCATATTAGAGAGATTGAGGATGCGTTTGGTAGTGTGCAGCATGTAGATTGGCTCACACCAGAAGAGAAAGCTGTATTTAAAACAGCATTTGAAATGGATATGAATGCTATAATTAGAATGGCAGCAAGTAGACAAAACTATGTAGATCAGGCACAGAGTATTAATTTATTTTTCTCTGGAGATGCTGATGAGAAATACATCTCTGACGTACATAAGAATGCCTTTAAAAATGAAAACATTTTAAGCTTGTACTATTGCTATTCTAAGTCGAACGTTTCTGGTAGTAAGGGAGAATGTAGTTCATGCCAATGAGTATTCTTATAGCTTGTGAGGAAAGTCAAACAGTTTGTACTGCATTTAGAGCATTGGGGCATGAAGCGTATTCTAATGATATTATTGAATGCTCTGGAGAACATCCAGAGTGGCATTTAAAAATGGATGTTTTTGATGCTATATCCTTAAGAAAATGGGATATGATGATAGCGCATCCTCCCTGCACTTACCTAGCTGTTAGTGGGATTCATTGGAATAATAAAAAAGAAGGAAGAATACAAAAAACTGAGGAAGCTCTTCTTTTTGTAAAAAAATTAATGGATGCAGATATTCCTAAAATATGTATTGAAAATCCAATATCTATTATTTCAAGTAAGATATGTAAACCCAATCAAATCATTAGACCATATCAATTTGGAGATGATAGTACTAAGGCTACTTGCTTATGGTTAAAAAATTTAAAAAATTTAACTCCTACTAATATTATTATTCCCAGTAAACATACTACCAAGACAGGAAAAGTATATGATAAATGGTGGTTTGATACGTGCTTAATTTCTGATTTAAAAGAAAGGGCAAAAATAAGAAGTAAAACTTTTATAGGCATAGCAAAAGCAATGGCTACTCAATGGGGGTGAGTATATGAAATATCTTAAAATAGAAGAGAAGAAATTTTATGATGCTTTTTCAGATTGGATAGCTAAACTAAATGCTTTAGAGAGACTACCTCCAGGAATGGTAAATCCCATTGAGCATGCTTATTATAAAGGTGTAGTTGATACACATACATGGATAAATTTAAACAAGGAAAAAAATGATAAACCCACAAGTGATTAAAGATGCTGTATTTAATATTGTCGATGCTACAGAAGGTGAAATTGATTTAACTAAAGACACCATCACAATGACATTTACATATCCAGAAATGCCTGATATACTTGTCACCTTAAGTATTGGTGGTTTGTTCTATCAAGAAGATGATGATGAGGTGATACATTAAACATGACTATTGAAGCTAAAATTGTTGCTGATAGCATTGCTAACAATGTCAGAATTACTACTATGGAATTGAATTATCCTCGTTTCATACATAGTGAGTTTATGACACATAGGATGTTTAGTAGGAATGCTAGTAGCAGTAGAGCTATTCCTATTGAGAAGCTGATAAAGCAAGTTGATGAAAACCCTGCTATGCCAGTTCATTGGGGACGCAATCAACCTGGAATGCAAGCTAGAGAAGAAATTGAATATAGTGATACTGCTAAATATCGATGGAAATTAGCAGCAGAACAGGCTAGTATTTATGCTACTAAATTAAATTCTATGGGACTACACAAGCAAGTAGTTAACAGACTACTTGAACCATTCCAGTACATCAAGGTGATTGTTACAGCAACAGAATGGGAAAATTTCTTTAAACTTCGTTTACATCCTGATGCACAGCCAGAAATGATGGTTCTTGCAGAACACATGCAAGCTGCTATGAATGGTTCTACTCCTGACGAGCTTACTCAAGGGCAATGGCATCTTCCCTATATATCTTGGGATGAGCGTAGCAGACTTACCAGAGACGTAGCTACAAAATGTTCAGTTGCTAGATGTGCTAGGGTGTCTTACCTAAATCATGATAACAGTAAACCAGATGTTGAAAAGGATATAGCATTAGCAGATAGGTTGTTAAAAGACGGTCATCTGAGTCCTTTTGAGCATCAGGCAACCCCAATTCCTGCTATTGTCTATCAGAACAGATTTGAATATGATTTAGAATGGATACAAGGGATTACACATAAGGACAGGAATGATAATTATTGGAGTGGGAATTTTAGAGGATGGCTGCAATATAGGCAAATGTTATGAGTATTTACAAATTTACACCAGTGAAATATAATTTATCTACACAAAAAGACAATCCTATTTTTGGAGATAGTGTTACTTCTGTTGAGATAGAAGATGAAGCAGGTGGTGCATTTATTGTACTATCCCAATATAGTAATATATTAAGGTTTAATTTTGATGAATTTTATTATTTAGCAGAAATGGTTAAACAAATGGAAGAAACATATAATTTACATTATCCAGATAATAAGGACATAATAGAATGACTGATGAAGTGAATACTCCTGCTCACTATACGCAGGGTGGAATAGAATGTATAGATGCTATTGAAGCACAACTTACCAAGCAAGAGTTTATAGGTTTTTTAAGAGGACAGATAGCTAAATACAATTGGAGGATGGGTCTTAAAGGAAGTGTGCTGGTTGATGCACAGAAATGTCAGTGGTATAATAATAAACTCATCTCTCTTTTAGTAAAGGAAAATCATGAATAAAGTGATATTAGTTGGTAATGTAGGTGAATCCCCAATTTATAGAGAACTAGGAAATGATAAATATGTAGCACATTTCAATTTAGCTACAGACTATCGAGATAAAACTGAATGGCATAAAGTAGTGTGCTTTGGAAGTCAAGCAGAATTTGTACACAAATATTGTGACAAGGGGAAGAAATTGGCAGTGGAAGGAAGGCTTGAAACTAGGAAATGGCAAGACAAGGATGGAGTGGATAGATA